AATTGGTTTCATCCACCTGAAGAAGATACTATCGAAGTAAACAAAATAGAAACGTTATCATTAATAAATGAAGATTGTGAATTAATTGAATTTGACAAAGATAACTTGGCAAACATTCCATACGATATACTTGAAGAACAAATAAAAATTGATATCGATTCTTATTTATAAAACGAAGTTTGTTTGTTTGTGAAAAAAGGTGTTAGAAATAATGCCTTTTTTTGTACATTAAAATTAACAATTAAATACGTTATATAGATATGAATATTAAAGTACGAATACCAAAAGACTTAAGCGAAATAACATTAGAACAATATAAACACTATTTAGACATAGCAAAAAACAACAACGATTCAAAGTTTCTTCAAGCTAAAATGATTGAAATATTTTGTCAAGTAAGTTTAAAAAACGTATATCGTTTAAAGTATCAAGACACACTTGAAATCACTTCAATACTTACAACAATGTTTGAAGATAAACCTGACTTAATTAAAACGTTTAAAATAAACGAAACAGAATACGGTTTTCATAATTCATTAGACGATCTCACACTTGGAGAATACATCGATCTTGACACATACATCGGTGATTGGAGTCAAATTGAAAAAGCAATGAATGTTTTATATCGTCCAATAACTGCAAGAGTTGGTAAAAAATATCTTATAGAAGAATACGAAGCTAAAGAAAATTTAGAGATATTGAAAATGCCAATGGATGCTGTGACAAGTTCTATCTTTTTTTTTTATCATTTAGGAATCGACTTGTCGAAAACTATGATGAACTATTTGGACAACAATCAGAAAAAAGTCTTGACAGACTCAGCAATTTTCACTCCAAGTACGGATGGTATTCAAGTCTTTACGGACTCTCTGGAGGAGATATTACAAAGTTTGAACATATCACCAAACTAAATATTCACGAATGTTTAATGATGTTATCATATATGAAAGACAAAAACGAAATCGAAGCAAAACAAATTAAAAGTAAATTCAAATGAGTCAACAAGGAAGTCGAGCATTTTATCAATCAACAGAAGCTATCAAAAATCAATTGTTAGACGATGTTAATGTTAACACAGTCACAACAGGTGACATCTCAGATGTTAATTTACAAAAACAAGATATATTTCCGTTGTCTCATATTATTATTAATAGCATTTCACAAGAAGATGGTGTGTTAAGATTTAATATGTCAGTTCTTGCAATGGATATAGTTCATCAAAGTAAAACAGAAACAACAGACATATTTGAAGGTAATAACGATTTACAAGACATTTTGAATACTCAGCTGGCAGTATTAAATAAACTTATACAAGTATTAAGAAAAGGCACATTACATTTTGACAAATATCAACTAGACGGCAATCCAGGTATTGAATTGTTTTATGATCGTTTTGAAAATGAACTTGCAGGAATGACAGCAACGTTTGATCTATTAATTTACAACGACATAAGCATCTGTTAATGAAATCAAATATACAATATACTGAACTTGGAAAAGCAATTAAAAAATACGGCAAATATGTCATTCAACAATCTAAGTCTAATTTAACTAAACAAAAAAAAGGTGGTGGACCTTTATACAATTCACTTGAGTATAAAATACAAGATTTAAAAGAACTTGGAAACCCTTATATATTAGATTTCTTTTTCGAAGATTACGGAAACTATGTTGACAAAGGTGTTCGTGGTGTTAATTCTACATATTCTGAAACTAGAGCAGCAATGTCTCCATTTCAATACGGATCAGGAACTGGACCTAAAGGAGGTTTAACAAAAGGAATAGATAAATGGTTACGTCAAAAGAAGTTCAGATGGCGTGACAAACTCGGTCGATATGTTTCTTATAAATCAATGAGATATTTGATTGTTCAAAAGATATATTTTCAAGGCTTAAAAGCTTCGTTGTTTTTTACAAAACCATTTGAAGCTGGAATTGATAAATACAGTAAAGACATAATTGATGGCTTTGTTAAAGATGTCGATAATAACATAGAACTAGATATTAAATTTTAAACAATGGCAAATATAGTATTAAGAAGTCCGCAATATAAATCATTTACATCGCATTCAAACGCAAACAGTGCTAAAATGACAATCACTATTAGTGGCACATTAAGATATACAATTATAAAACAATGTTCAGGAAGTCAAATAGTAACTTTTGAAATTGCAGAATTATGCAGGGATTATATTGACATCACATATACCAGTACACCTACTAGCCCAACAATTACTATCGTAACAGTTTTGACTTCTTATGCTTCAACTGATGGCAGTGGAACAGCTTTAAATACAACAGGTAATATTTCTGATATTGGCTTTGATGGATATGGAACATTTATGCAAGGCTCAAACCCTATTGTAGTTGCATCAGTTCCTACTTGGCTAATTGATTTTAAACCTGATTTTACAGCACCTGAAAACAAATATTATGTTTATTATCCAACAGGTTATCAGGGATATGTCCCTTTAATTACATCATCAAGTGTAGTTGAATATTATAAATTCGGCTCAACTGATACAACATTAACAGGAACAAATGCAGGAATACAATTAAATATTGTAAGAATAGACTGCACAAAATATGGTTATGGGAATAAAGTAAGATTTGTAAATAAATACGGTGTAATTCAGGAACTGTGGTTTTTCTTAAAAGAAACAGAAACTACAAATAGAAAACAGGAAACATTTAAAAGAAACGTAATAAATGCTTCAGGCGTTTATAGTAATTCAGTTGCAGCAGTTAAAGCTTTTAATACAACAGCAAATCAATCTTTTACATTAAGTTCTGGATATTATCCTGAATGGTATAATTCTGTTTTTGAACAACTTTTATTATCAGAGCAAATATGGATTTCTGATGATTCACAAACTAATCCAGCTAATGATGTAGTTAAACCAGTAACAGTTAAGACATCTTCATTTAAGAAAAAAACATCTGTAAATGATAGATTAATAGAATACGTTTTTGAGTTTGAACTAGCTGCGGATTATATTAACAATATTAGATAATGCAAAAGCTTCAATTATATATTAGCGGTGAAAGAATAGATTTATTTAAAGACGAACAAGTGTCTATAAGTTTATCACAGCAAGACGTTAAAGACCCAGCTAAAATATTTGCAGAGTTTACAAAAACGTTTACTATACCAGCTTCTAAAAGTAATAACATAATATTTGAACATTATTATAATTTTAATATAATAGACGGTTTTGATGCTAGAAATAAAGTTGAAGCTAATATTGAATTAAACAACATTCCATATAAACAAGGCTTTGTCGCTTTAAATGGTGTTGAGTTAAAAGACAATAAAGCATATGCTTATAAGATTACATTTTATGGAAACACAATTAATTTAACTAAAGTTTTTGGGGATGATGATTTGTCTGATTTAAGTGAGTTAAATGTTTATAATTTAGATTATACACATCCTAACGTAAAAAGTAAACTGCAAGGCGCAGTAGGTGACAATATTATAGCACCTTTAATAACGCATACAGAACAATTGTTTTATGACACAAACGCAAGTGTTCAAACATTTGGAAACTTAAATTATATCAATGGACAAAATCACGGTGTTTTATATAGTGAATTAAAATACGCAATTCGTGTTGATGTAATCGTTCAAGCAATACAAACACATTATTTAAGTAGTGGTTTACCTGCATTTTCTGATGACTTTTTTAATCTTGCAACAAGTCAAAATAAACAATACAATAATTTATATTTATGGCTTCACAGAAAAAAAGGTGATGTAGCTAGCGCTCAACAAGTTGTAACGTTTGCGACTCAAGTTTCTGGATTTACTTTAACTTCTTATGTATCTATACAGTCAGCTGTTTTATTTTCAGGAGGTGGAACAACATTTAGTATAATTCCAGGATATGAAAATTTACTTAATAATACTTTAGACTTATTTGTTAAGACAGGTTACACAACAATACCTTATACAGTCGAATTATGGCGTAATGGCTCTATATATTGGACTTCTACTGAAGCAGCGGGCTCAAAAAGTTTTAGCAAAAATACTTCTGGTGGTTTTGGAACTTTAACTGTTGGTACTTATTATTTAAATATAAGAACAGCAACAGCAATGACATTTACAAATATACAATGGACTTTTCAAGGTGATATTCAACAACCTAGCGCACCAAACGGGTGGACAAATATATATGAAACAAATCCATCACCACAATCAACATCAAAAGAGTTTAACGCTACTCTTGATTTTGAGTTTGTAATTACTGAACAAATACCTACAATTAAGGTTATTGACTTTATGAATGGATTGTTTCGTATGTTTAATTTAACCGCATTTTATGATAATCAACCTTTATTGGTAAATGGTAACAATAATCCAGACTTTGGTAAAATTAAAATTCAAACACTAGACGACTTTTATTCTACTAACTTTAATACTTGGGACATATCAGATTATGTTGATGTAAATAAAAGTTCAATTGATGTTGGCTTACCTTACAATGAAATTAGTTTTTCTTACCAAGGTCTTGAAACTTTATTAGCAGCAACGTTTTCACAAGAAAATAGTACATCGTGGGGCGCTTTAAAATATTCAGGTGGAACAAGATTAACAGGTCCAAACACTTCTTATTCAATTTTAGCACCTTTTGAACATATGCAATTTGAAAGATTATTTAATCAATCCAACACTACTCAAGCAACAACTATTCAATATGGAAGATTTGTTGATGACAATCAAGAACCGTATCTAGGTAAACCATTATTGTTTTACCCAATTAAACAAACAAACGGAACTGAAATTTCATTTATGACAACAACAACGTCAAATGAAGCTATTGATGATTATATTATTCCGTCAAATAGTCAAGAGTTAACATTTAGCACAAGCACAAGCAATATAAACTTCAATGAAGAAGTAAATGAATACACAGGCGCAAGTGGTTTCAATGGTACTTTATTTCAAAACTATTATTCAACTTATATCGGTGATGTGTTCAACACAAAAAGAAGAATAATAAAAGTAAGTTGTTATTTACCTTTAAGCATTATTTATAAACTACAAATGAATGATGTAATGACTATTAACAACCAAGATTATATAATTAATTCAGCTAACATCAATTTAATAACTGGTGAAAGTAAATTAGAACTATTAAATAAAGTATGATAAAAAATATATTGGATCTTTTAAAGACTGTAAAAGGAGAAACTGAAAATATAAGAATAGCACAAGGTAAACATAAATTGCCTGAAACGTTTAATGAAGCATACAAACAAGTTAAAAATGAAATAAAATGGCGACAGTAACAAAAACATATTCACTTATAGTCGATACTAAAGGATCAGATAAAAATGTAGATAAATTAAGTAGTTCTTTAAATAAAACATCAGTAGCAAATAACAAAGCAACTGTTTCGTCTGCTAAAACGGGAGCAGCAGTGGGAGCTGTTGGTAAATCATCTAAAGCAGCGGCTGGTGGAGTAACTACTTTGGGGAGTGCTGTAGGTGGTGCTGCTGTTGGATTTACTGCTTTAAGAGCCAAAATACAAGCAACTTTAATTAGTTTAAAATCTATGAAAGTGGCTCTTATTGCCTCAGGTGTTGGCGCGTTGCTTATTGGTTTAATGGCTTTAAAAAAAGCATTTACAAGCACTGAAGAGGGTCAAAATCAACTTGCAAAAGGTATGGCTGTACTCAGTGCTGTTGTTGATGTATTTACTGATAGACTCGCAGCATTTGGTCGTGGTTTAATTAGTTTGTTTACAGATCCAGTTGAAACTATAAAAGGAATGGGTCAAGCAATTCAGGACTTTGTAATGGATAAAGTTAATGAAGTTATTGAAAGTCTTGGTTTTCTTGGTAGTGCAATATCTAAAGTTTTTAAAGGTGATTTCTCAGGTGCTATGGATGACGCAACAAAGGGTGTTGTCGGATTAGTAAGAGCAACGAATCCGCTTGTAATGGTTACAGAATCCTTAGTAAAAGGTACAAAAGATTTAATTGTTGAAATAACAAAAGAAGGTAAAATAGCAGCACAAATTGCTGATCAACGTGCAAAGGCTGAAAAGTTAGATAGACAACTATTGATTGATCGTGCAAAAGCAAATAGAGATAGGGCGGATTTACTTGAAAAAGCAGTTGACAAAGAAAAATTTACAACAAGTGAACGTATTGAATTTTTAAAAGAAGCAGGAAGAATTGAAGATGAAATAACAGCAAAAGAAATACAAGCTGCTAAATTAAGACTTGACGCACAAATTGCTGAAAACGCACTTGGTGATTCTAATAAAGAAGCGCTTGAAAAAGAAGCACAATTAAAAGCAGAATTAATAAATCTTGAAACAGCAAAACTCACAAAAGCAAAACTAGTAACTTCTCAAATATCAGCATTAAATGCACAAGAAGCCGCAGAGAAAAAAGCAATAACTGACAAAGCAGCAGCAGACAAAAAAACAGCAGATCAAAAAGCGATTGATGACGCAAAAAAATTATTTGATTTAAAAAAACAAATTAGAGACTCAGAAGCAGTTACTGAAGATGAAAAACGAGCATTAGAAATACAAAAAACAATTGAACATTATGACAATCTAATTGCACTTGCAAAAGCAAATAAGTTAGCAACTGAAGGTTTAGTAAAAGCAAAAACAGCAGCAGTCGCTAAGGTTGAAGAAACTGGATCAAAACAAGAAGTTAAGTGGGCAGATATGACCCAAGAAGAAAAACTTGGTATTGCAAAAGATGGTCTTAACAATATGGCTACAATTTTGGGAGAAGAATCAGCAGCAGGAAAAGCCGCCGCGATTGCCTCAGCCACGATAAGTACATTTGAATCAGCACAAAGTTCTTATAAATCACTTGCTGGAATACCAATTATTGGTCCAGTTCTTGGAGCAGCTGCCGCCGGTGCAGCAATCGTTTCGGGTATGGCTCAAGTCAAAGCAATAACATCAACTAAACTTCCTACACTTGGTGGTAAAACACCACCTGCAGTATCTGGTGGAGGAGTAACAGCACCATCATTGCCAAAACCTCCTGCGTTTAATACAGTAGGTGCTAGCGACACAAATCAACTTGCAAGTGCAATCGGTCAACAAGAACAACAACCTGTCAAAGCATTTGTTGTAAGTAATGATGTAACGACATCACAAAGTTTAGAACGCAACATTATAGACGGAGCAACAATATAAATACAAAATATAAATTTTTAAACGTTATATAATATATGAAAATAATCGAGTTAGTTCTTGACGAAGAACAAGAAGAAGCTGGTATTGAAGCTATAAGTATTGTTGAGAATCCAGCTATTGAAGAAGATTTTATTGCACTTAAAAGTAATGAAATAAAACTTGCCGAAGTTTCTAAAGATAAAAAACTATTAATGGGTCCATTACTTGTGCCTAATAAACCTATTTATCGTAAAAATGAAGATGACGAATATTATATTTACTTTTCAAAAGATACTATTCAAAAAGCATCACAATTATACTTAAAAAACGGTAATCAAAATAACTCAACGCTAGAACATCAACATTCATTAAGTGGTTTAACACTTGTTGAATCTTGGATTGTAGAAAGTGAGACTCAAGACAAAAGCCGTTTATATAATATGAATGTACCTAAAGGAACTTGGATGGGAACTGTTAAAGTAAACAACAATGAAATTTGGAACGAATACGTTAAAACAAACAAAGTAAAAGGGTTTTCTATTGAAGGTTATTTTGCTGATAAAATGGAACGACCAAAAGAATCTATAAAAGACAGTTACGAAACAAAAGCAAGTGAATTATTATCTTCTATTAAAGAAATATTAAATGGCAACTAGACGTATAAGGCGTAAAAGACAACCAGGAGATCCCGGATATATTGCAGGTCGTAGTTCACAAAACGGTGGACAACGTGCTTGTTTATGTCCTGACACGAATACTTACGCGTTAGAGTGTTGTGACGGTTCTATATGGGCCCAAGGCATTGGAAGTGTAACAAGAACAATATGAAAATACAAAATTAAAAATTAATCACGTTATATATATATTATGAAATCTACTGAAATGTTAAATCAAATCAAGACACTTTTAAACATAGAAGTTAAGCTTGAAGAAATGAAATTAGAAAATGGAACTGTTATCGAAGCAGAATCATTTGAAAAAGGTAATGAAATCTTTATTAAAACAGATGACGAAAAAGTTGCAATGCCAGTCGGCGAATATATCGGAGAGTCAGGTGTCTTAATCATTGTTGAACAAGAGGGACTTATTGCAGATGTTCGTGAAGTTTCTGACGAAGTTCCACAAAAAGAAGAAGAAGACGGAAAAGAAATTACTGAAGACTTAAAAGAAGAAGACGAGTATGAAGAAGATGAAAAGAAAATGGCTGACGTTGGTGACTGGGAGGGTATGGAAAAAAGAATACAAAACTTAGAAGACGCAATAGCTGATTTAAAAGCTGACAAAGAAGGTAAAATGGAAGAAGTTGAAGAAGAAATGTCAGCTGAAAAACCATTGAAGTCAAGAACAGTAAAAGAAGAATTTACTGCTGCAACTGCTCCGATAAAACATAATCCAGAGTCTGGTAATACAGAAAATTCAAATGGATTTATGTATTCTCAAAAAAGAGTTGGCACAGCGTTAGACAGAGTTTTATCAAGATTAAATAAATAATTAAATAAATTAAAAAAAAATGAGTACATACAACTATTTATCAAATGATGTGAATCGTAATCAAGTTTCACAAAAAACATTAACTGCGTCAGTTTCAGTACCTGGAGGAGATGCAAGTATAGATCATAACATTGCTACAGATGCTTTAGTAATAAGTTTACCAAAAATTAATTCAGGAAACTTAGGAATGACTTTCTTATTTAGAAACTCAGGAGCAGACGGAAATAACATTATTACATTAAGTCCTCATTCAACTGATGGTTTCAACGGTAGTATTGCTAACGCTTCTGCTGATTCAGTAGCAAGTGGTGTAGTAGACAAAGATTGGATTAACACAAAAGCAACAGCAAACAAAGGTGACTATGTTATAATCAGAGCGGTAGCATTAACAGAATGGTACATAATCGGTGGTGTAGGAATCTGGGCATCTGAATCATAATAATTAATAAATAAAAAAACAAAAAAATGAGTAATTTAAAAAACGTACAATTGGCAACTGCTGTGAACGTGACAACTTCCTATTCGGGATCTTTTGCGGGAGAGTATATCGCCGCGGCTTTGCTATCTGCTAGTACAATCAATGATGGCGGTATAACAGTTAAATCAAATATTTCATATAAAGAAGTTATTAAGAAACTTGCTACTGGTTCTTTAGTTAGTCCAGCATCTTGTGATTTTGATCCAAATTCAAGCGTTACTTTAACTGAAAGAGTTATTGAACCAAGTGAGTTACAAGTTAACTTACAACTTTGTAAGAAAGATTTTGTAAACGATTGGGAATCGGCACAAATGGGTTTTGGGTTATCAAGACAACTTCCTCCTGTTTTTAGTGACTTCTTAATAGCACACGTTGCTAGTGAAGTTGCAAATTCAACTGAATTAAACATATGGAGAGGTGACACAGCTGCTGCTTCTAATAATTCATTTGATGGATTTGAAAAACTGATTGCTGCATCTGCTGCTGCTGGTGATATTCCAGCTGGTCAACAAGTTGCTGCCGTTGGTGGTGGTGTAACTGCAGGAAATGTAATTGCCGAATTACAAAAGGTAGTTTCTGCAATTCCCAATACTTTATACGGAAAAGAATCATTAAGAGTATATGTGCCTAGTTCAATTGCTAAATTCTATGTTCAAGCACTTGGTGGATTCTCTGTTGCTGCAACGTCAAACGCTGGGGTTGATAACAAGGGAACTCAATGGTGGAACAATGGATCACTAACAATCGATGGCGTACAAATCTTCGTTTGTCCTGGAATGAGCGACAATAAAATGTATGCTGCCGAAATTGGCAATCTTTACTTTGGTACTGGTTTATTATCTGACAACCAACAAGTTAAGGTAATTGATATGGCTGACGTAGATGGCTCTCAAAATGTTAGAATGATAATGAGGTTCACAAGTTCGGTGCAGTTCGGGATTGCTTCTGATATTGTAGAATACGCTTAATAAATAATTAACCAAAATTAAAAGGTAAGTGAGATTAAACTTACTTACCTTTTTTTTTAATAAAATATAAATAATATGGCTTGTGCATTAACAACTGGAAGAAAAGTACCTTGTAAATCGGCATTTGGCGGTATAAAAACCGTTTATATGGGAGATTTTGGTGGTTTAACTGGTGTTACTATTGACGCATCTACAAAACAAGTGACTGCATTGGCAGGTTCAACTACTTGGTTTGAGTTTGACGTTAAAGGTAATTCATCACTTGAAACTACTGTGACAAGTTCAAGAGAAAACGGTACTACTTTTTATACTCAAACACTAAACTTAACATTAACATATCTCGAAGCAAAAACACAAGCTGAATTACAGCTGATTGCTACTGCGAGACCTTATGTTGCTGTTGAAGATTATTATGGAAACCTTTTCTTATGTGGATTTGAAAACGGAATGGAAGTGACTGGAGGAACCGTGGTGAGCGGAGCAGCCCCTGGTGATCTTTCAGGATTCACTTTAACAATGGAAGGAATGGAAGAAACTGCGCCTTATTTCTTAGACGCTGGACTTATAGTTCCTGACAATACGCAGATTACACCAAACTAATAATAAAGTTTTATAGTTTAAAATTAAGCACTCTAAATGGGTGCTTTTTTTTTGCGTTTATATTTCTACAAAATAACTTAATAAATACGTTATATAGTTAATGATTGTTTTAACTACAACAGTTTCGGGACAAAATTTTAAGGTAATTCCAAGAATTTATGCGTCTGAGTTTTCAATGTCAATTACTGACGATAGTACAAACGTTACTGTCTATTACGACATAACAACAGCAACGACTAATGTTAATTATCTTACATTCACACAAGCGTTTAATCCTGTTTTAGTTGAAGGACATTTTTACGATATACGATTTTATACTGATTACAATTTTTGGAACACAAATTATCAATTATGGGAAAACGATAATTCTTTTTGGAACGTAGACAGAACAACAGACGCAACTATTTATAGAGATCGTATTTTTTGTACTGATCAAGAAGTCGATCAAAAAGAAGATCAATATTATGATTTAAATTTAAATGTGTATAAAACGTTTAATGCTACTAATGACAATCAATACAAAGTATTTTAAATATGAAAAAAAATATTAAAAGAGATAATAAAGGAAGATTTGCAAGAAATAAATCTGAATTTAGTTTTGTTAATCTTGCAACATATACGTCTCCTGAAATTATTGAAGTCAAAAATCGTGATTGGGTACAATACGGTGCTGACAATAATTATTTTCAATTTATTTTGGATCGATTCAATGGATCACCGACTAACAATGCGTGTATTAACGGTATTTCACAATCAATCTACGGAAAAGGTTTAAACGCAACAGATGCTAGTCGTAAACCTGGACAATACGCACAAATGATTTCTTTATTGTCTAAAGATATGGTTCGTAAAGTTTGTTATGATTTCTATCTTATGGGTCAAGCAGCCATACAAGTTGTATACACAAAAGACAAATCTAAAATTGCATTATGTGAACATTTTCCAATAGAAACACTCAGAGCAGAAAAAGCAAACGAAGATGGTGATGTTACTGGTTATTATTACTGGAACGATTGGCCGAGTATAAAACCGAGTGATAAACCACTTAGAATACCAGCATTTGGTACATCAAAAGAAAATATAGAAATTGTGTATATTAAACCTTATAAATCTGGTTTTTACTATTATTCGCCAGTATCGTATCAAGGCGGTTTACAATACTGTGAGCTTGAAGAAGAAATTTCAAATTATCATTTAAACAATATTATGAACGGTTTAGCACCGTCAATGCTCCTGAATTTTAATAACGGAACACCTAATCAAGAACAAAGAGAATTAATCGAACAACGAATTGCACAAAAATTTTCTGGATCAAGTAACGCTGGTAAGTTTATTCTTGCATTTAACGACAACAAAGAACAACAAGCAGAGATTACGCCTGTACAATTGTCAGACGCACACTCACAATATCAATTTTTATCAACTGAGAGTCAATCTAAGATACTTGTAGCGCATCGTGTTGTATCACCGATGTTATTAGGTATAAAAGACAACACAGGTCTTGGCAACAACGCAGACGAGATAAAAACAGCTTCTACTTTAATGGACAACACCGTTATAAGACCGTTTCAAGAATTATTGATAGACAATTTTGATAAAATACTTGCGTATAATGACATAGCGTTAAATTTATACTTTACAACATTACAACCTTTAGAGTTTACTGAAGTTGATTCACAATTACAAGACGATGAAACTATTGAAGAAGAAACTGGAGTTAAAATGTCTTTAAAACAAATTGATGGATACGAAGTTTATGAAACACAACAAGAAGCAGAAGAAGCTTCGAAAAAGTTAGGTTGTTCTGGTTATCACGAACATATTGAAAATGACAAAGTATGGTTTATGCCTTGTGAATCACACGAAGAAATAAATTTAAAGTCTAAATTGTGTTGTTCATCAGAATCAAAAAAAGATGATTATAAAATTGCACAACAATTAATCGATCTAGGTGAAGATATTGACAATAAATCTTGGGAAATCATAGACGAACAAGATGTTGATTATAAGACTGAAGACTTTTTTGACAAAATAGTTTACGATTTAAATAAACAAGCTAAAAACGAAGAAACAATATTAAATAAAATTGTAAATCTCGTAAGCACAGGAAGTGCATATCCTAACTCTAAAAGTGAACAAGACAAAAAAATTGGTGAAGAATATTTTAAAGTAAGATATTATTATTACCCAAAAAAATATAATGGAGGTCGCACAAATAGTCCACGTGCTTTTTGTGTAGCAATGGTAAACGCAAACAAGCTGTATCGTAAAGAAGACATAATGAGAATGAACAATAATGCTGTCAATCCAGGTTGGGGACCTAAAGGCGTTGACACTTATTCGATTTGGAAATATAAAGGCGGAGGTAATTGCCACCACTCGTGGAGACGTGTTACATTCAAATCAAAAGAAGCAAAAATTAATGTTAAAACTTCAAAAGATATTATTGGAACTCGAGCAGCTGAAATTGACGGATATAAAATAACAAATGATTATCAAGTTTCTATTCAACCAAGAAATTTACCGAACAAAGGGTTTTTACCTGGCAATCCACAAGGAAAATAAAAAATTATGGCACAACCACTATTTATAAATAGAACAGACTTAGTAAGAAACTCAATTATTGATGGAAATGTTGACACAAATAAGTTTTTATACTTTATTTCATTATCTCAAACTATTCATATTCAGCAATATCTTGGAACCGATCTTTATAAACAATTTGAAACAATGATCACAGCTGGGACGTTGACTGTAGCTGATAATCCAAATCATTACAACTTAATGATTAACTATATACAACCAATGTTAATCTGGTTTGCACAAGTTGATTATATTCCATTCGCGGCATATCAAATAAAAAACGGAGGTGTCTACAAACACACTTCAGAAAACAGTCAAAGTGCAACAAAAGAAGAACTTGACTATTTAGTTGCAAAAGCTAGAGAATACGCAGATTATTACACAAGAAGATTTATTGATTATATGAATTTTAATAATAATCTTTTTCCAGCATATAACTCAAATTCAAATGACGATATAGATCCAAGTCAAGACGCAATATTTAACGGATGGGTATTATGAGATATAAACCAAAAAAAATAAATGTAGATAAATTAAAAGCATTTTTAAAAAAACAAAATAAGAAAAAATAACTATGGCAACTTTATTTAATACTAAAATATCAGCAACTTATCCAGGTCTTATAAAGACAATTGACAACGCTGTTTTAACTGCTACTTTAAGAGAATTAACAGATGGTTCAGGAACTGCTTCTGGTGTTTTTATGAATACAGCTGGTGATTTTAAAGTTTCTGCTATACTAGAGTTTGGATCACTTAAAGACACGGGAGAAAACATTATAATTACAAAATTTGTTGATGCTGCTGATGGGATAACAAACAATAATAATGATACATCTATTCCTACAAGCAAAGCAGTAAAAGACTTTGTTGAAACTCACGTTACAGCACAAGACTTAGATTTTGGTGGTGACGGTGCAACAACTGGTTCAGTAGACTTAGATTCACAAGTATTTCAAATTAATGGTACTACAAACGAAATTGAAACAAGTGCGTCTAATCAATCTTTAACAATCGGGCTACCCAATAGTGTGACAATATCTGGAACGTTTACTGGCGCTACGTTTGCTGGTCAATTAAACGGAACTATAAGTTCTTCAACAACTGCAACAACACAATCAGCTGGTGACAATTCTACAAAAATTGCTACGACTCAGTATGTCGACACTCTTGACGCGGCGTCTGATCTTGACTTCTCTGGTGATTCTGGAACAGGAGATGTAAATCTTAACACACAAGTTTTTGCAGTAACCGGAACAACTAATCAAATTGTAACAACTGCTTCGAATCAAGGTTTAAGTCTTAGTTTGCCAGCTACTGTTCATCGTAATTTACAAGGCAATGTAACTGGTAACGTTACAGGTGATTTAACTGGAAATGTAACTGCGACTTCGGTTCTTGCAAATGGCGTCACAGCAACTACTCAATCTTCTTCTGACGATTCTACAAAAGTAGCCACAACTTCGTTTGTAAAAAGTTTAAATAATGCAAGTGACTTAGATTTTACTACTGATTCTGGAACTGGTGCAGTTGTTTTAAATACAGAAACACTTAGTGTTCTTGGAACTACAAACCAAATTAATTCAGCAGGTAGTGGTCAAGCAATTACATTAAGTTTACCATCGACAGTACATAGAAACTTACTAGGAAACGTAACTGGTGATTTAACTGGTAACGCAGATACAGCAACTAAATGGCAAACAGCAAGAGATTTATCTTTAACAGGACAAGCAACTGGTACAATTTCAAGTGTTGATGGAACAAGCGCTGTGAGTGGTGCAGTTACACTAGACAATAATTCAGTCACAGGAAAAGTTTTAAC